GCAATCCGCACCCACTCCACGCCGTCCTTATCTGTCCAGCGTTCGATGAATCCTTCGGCTTCTAGGTAGCGGAGCTGGCTTTGAAGCTCACGCCATTCGGCTGAGTCGAAGCAGTCCATTCACTTTGCCTTCCCCGCGTCCTCGGCTGCGGACATGTCTCCGTAAGCCGGGAGCTGTAAAACCTTGCTCTTTGGCTTTGGAGAACAGGAAGCAAGAATTATCAAAACAAGAGACATGTTTATGCATTTCATAAAATGACTCCAACAGTCATGTTTGTTGACCATCCACTTATGGGTATATAATTGATATTTGTTGATGGATTGGTTGATTTTATTTCGTAATACCAAGCATCGTTTTCGCCATCAAAAAAAGCATCTATTAAAGCCCAGGTGCCAATGGGCGTGCCAAATAAGTCACCGACCTCGGCGTCATTCACAACTGTTGATGGACTCACCAAAAGTCTGGCATCGCCATTACCGCCAAGTCTGTAACAAAATCCAGATCCTACTTGAGCAGTATGTCCAGCGCTGTTTATAATAACATCTTGCCCATTTGTTTTTTTATCATACGTTCCAGTGCTATTTGAGTCTGCATATTTAGCAACAAATACGCTTGTATTTGATGTTGAAACATCTGCCGTTGAAATTGCATATTTGTTAAACAAGTATTGTTCAACCTGTTGGCGCTCAGTTGATGTTAATACACGATTGTAAATTACAACCTCCGCAACTTTTCCTTTAAATACTTGATTCGATCCAGCGTTGTTTTGCATGCCAACATAAAGGCTTGTTGAGTTTGCTATTGAAGTTGAATAAACATTTTCTGAATCAGAGTAAAATTCATTTCCGTTGCAAAACAGTTTCCAGTTATTGTCCTCAGAAAAAACAGAGTAGATATTCCAATTAAGGATTCCCTCCGGTATTCCAAGATTATTTTTTCTCGAATCTGTTGCAAAGGAATCATAAACAGAATTTTCAGGCCCAAACGGCCAATGACTACCATCTGAGGCATTCCCAAAGTTTCCCAAAAGAGCTCCGTTATTATCACTATTGAATATATTTTTATCTACATAATTCACAACAAAAGCAGTTGATCCAGATTCTCCCATTGGATTACCAGAAATTTGCAAGGATTTATTTGTTCCACCACTTATCGATGAAAGACTTATGGTTGGCTTGTTGTTTAACTCGCTGGCATTAAATGTTGGGCTAACATCTACTGGTGTAGCGTTTCTTCCGTTGCCACTTTGATCTGCCCAGGCTGTTACATTTAATCCCGAAAGCGTAACGCCTGCATCTGCCTTAAGCCACATGGACAACCCAGACAAGTCAGACGGAGAAAATGGATTGCCTCCTCCACTAGCCGCAAATATGCGGTTTTTATGCAAACCTAAGCCCAGCGACAGGCTTGGCATATAATTAGTTGCCCCGCGTGTAGGCGATGGCCTTGCCGGAGGCGAGTGCAAAGGCAGTCACGGCCGCAAACACAACGAACCCGGCTGAAAAAGTGATCCCAGTCAAAGCATCGCCAGTTAAAGATGTTTGGCTGACGGAGGTAAACTGGCCGTCGGCTATGAATTGAATTGCCTGAAAGTTACCCGTGACTGTGGCCGTGGTAGTGGCAACCTTCCCGCCATATTCACCAACGCTTAGCGAGGTATCCTGATTAATTGCGTAATCGTATGCCATGTAATTCTAAAATCGTGTCAAAACCAATTCAGCCTAAAGGATTGCATTAAATGTCGTCATTAATGCAGTTATGCGTGTATCCAATAGAGCTAAATCGACATTTGTTCCAAGCGAATAAAAAGACATACGAGCATCGCTATATCTTGCCGAGGCTCCATCACTAAAAACAGCGATAGCACCAGAAACAAGCGTCGTGGATGCGGTTGTATTTGTCGTGTTTGTTTGCGAGGTTCTAATCGTCGTATTAGTGGATGAACTTCTTGAATGCCCTTTGAATCCGGCAGTCGTTCCTTCGCTAGTGATTGTTGTCCCACCAGTTAAGTTAATTCTATTTTTTAGGTTTAAATTTCCAGAGCTATTATTTAGCATCCAGATTCTTCCCCCAGCACCAAGAACCTGACCAATAAACATTCTTGTGAGAGTTGCAGAAGTCGTGGGAGCTTGTGTTACATAACAAGAAACATGAGCATCATCTTGAGGCAGATCCGTGTTATTGTAGTTTGTTGAAATAGTTTTTGTTGATGCGTCGCCCAAAATGCCAGTCTTACGATTGTAGTCGCCAGAAACAAAGTTGCTGTTTGAAGGTGCGTTTCCTCGCAAAGGAACCAATGCTCCGCTTAATGTTCTAGCGCCCGCCATAATACAGGAACCAACTAAAGCCGTCCATATACCGTCAGCTTTGCAACCTACAACAAAAGAGTTAATCGCCGCCTTAACTGAACTTTCTAGGCTTTGCGTGTCGGCCGCCTCAACTGCATTCAGATACGCAAGTGCATCAGGATCGTATGTGTTTTTAATAGTTACACCACCACGGAACCTACAACCTACGGCAAGATACATTTTTCATCCTCTTGATGTGGCGTATTGAATTAATCAATAGCCAATCACTGTGATGCGATAGGTTGCTGTATTCACGTCGATGGCAGAGTTGTCAGCGTTGATGCATGATAAGCAAACTGTATTTGCTTTATATACTACACCTTGAATGATAGCCCCTGCTGAAATTGCTGTTGGCAGTCCAATTAAAACTAAGTCATTTACTGCCGCTCCTGTTACGACAACATCTCGATAATGTTGATCATTTGCCGCTACTGTTCCAAATGTAACAGATGTCAGAGTTGTAATTGTATCCGTCGATTGAGGCAAAATACCATAAGTTGTGCTGTTGGAAATAAGTCCAAGATTTATTAAACTTGTAACAACATTTGGGTTTGTTGGTTGTGTAATCGGCGTTGAGCCATAAAAAGATAATTTAGCGGATGTGCTGACGCCAATCTTTGTTCCAGTAGTCGCTCCGATGCCGATATTATATCCATCCGTAATTGTTACCGCAGTCCCCGATAAATCTAATATGGTTGAACCAGTCCCGATCGTATTGTTTTGCCAATCTAAAAACGCCGATCCGCCACTGTTATAAAGTTTGCGGTTTGTTGCGTCGACATTGGATGTTGAGTCCTCAACAAAAAGAGCATTGGCCTCTGATTTTGTATAGTAAGAATCTCTTGCACCCGGAACCGTGCTTCCAGCGGTAATCAAATCTTTGCGTATGCTTATATTTCCCTGATAAATTGTTTTAGGCGTTCCGCTTTGGGTAAGCTCAATTTCAAGCGTTGGCGTAATTGTAGATTCAGTAGTATCCGCAAATGCATCCTCAATCTCTGCGGTGTTAATCGTTAGCATAGTTTGACGCGTTGGAAGAAACTGGAGTCCGCTTGCATCCAGAGGTAGTGGAAGCGTAATGGCAGTAAGGCCAAGTCGCCCAGTAAAAGCGATTATGTACCCACCCCTTCCATTTTCTTGAACGCTCATGCTTTGAGATACGGTCGTAATTCCAGCAGAGATTGAGGCTTGAACTGATACAGCAGATTGAAATAGTGGAATAGCTGTTGTAGAGTTTGACCCATAAACCAAGGCGAATGAGCCACTACGAGCCAACGGCCCAACGGTTAATTCATACGTTTCGTTTTGTGTGGTTGTTCCAACTTGCAACCTATTTAAAGAAAGTTCTGTCGCTGTTGGGGTGGCCGTGAATGTATCGGCATAAACAATCGGATTGCGAACCAGCTTAACGACTTGCTGTGCCTCAATGCTTGTAGTCGGATTTCTGCGAGTGCTAACAAGGACTGAACTCGTCGGAAAAAGAGTAAAGGCATCTGAACTAAACGACATCGCAGTATTTGGTTGGGTAGCTGTAAGCAAATACGAGCCATAAGAACTATTCCCATAAAGTGCTACTGTTGAAACATTATTTGAAATTGCATTATATATAGATAATGCGGTGGAATTATATGCAAGAGCCGATGAAGTAACTCCATTGATCGCAAGTTTGAACGAACCACCAGAAGGAGATTCTTCGATATTCCCAATTCCAATCTTTAGACTTGAACTTCCGAAATCAATATCATCCAGCGATCCATTTGCCTTTTTCTCAAGCAATCGCAAGCGTAAGGTGTAGGCATCGTTTCTGGTTAGCGTAGGCAACGCCCCGCCGATTACGCTCCCGCCGTCGATAAGCTGGCCGGAAGATGTGTCGATGTATAGGTCTAGTGTAGAGGCCATTTAGGGTAAGTAGGTGTCAATTTTATCCAATATCAAAACCCAAAATAGCATATGAACCTACTTGAACGTATAAATCAGTATATTTTTTTCCATCAAAAACAAATGCTTGTCTAACGCCATTGATATTTGCTATTCCGGCAACAATGGGGCCATCAATTCCAATTACAGATGTTGTACTAGCTCCCGGATAACTTATATCTACAAAAGCTCCGTTTTTATAGATAAAGGGATAAAATACTTCACTAAAATTTATAATTTTAATTGCTTCCCCAACAACTGTCTCACCATAATTACCTCTAATAATTATTCTGTTTGATCCGGGATAAACTATATCAACAAAATTAGATCCGTTATATATCCACCCTTTTGAAGTTCGTCCAAAAAAAGCCTCCCCAGCAATATATGCTCCATCTATTGATTTTGCGATGGTACTACTTGCCCCCGGATATTCAATATCTGTAAAGGATGATGTATTATATAAGAATCCTTTATTACCTCCTTGTCCAACAATGTTTGATCCGTCGATTCCAAATATAGAAGTTGTTCCGGTTGGATGATTTATATCTATAAAATTTGAATTTTTATATAAAAAACCACTATACTTACTGCTAACAGCGGTAAAAGTATAACCCACAATGTTTTGTCCATCAATATCCGACGCATAAGTTTGCGTTACATTTGGGTATATTATATCCATAAAATTTGATCCATTGTAAACAAACCCAATAATTCCAGAAATAGATGATAGGTAGTATCCAACAAACCTATACGCAGGGCTAATCGGTTGCGTTGGCGTAGCTCCACCACCTACCGGCTGTAAATAGCTCACCCTCGTCCCGTCATAATGTGGCTCAACATACATTCCATTCCCAGCCGTAAGTTTATATTGTCGCAAAAGATCGGCCGCGTATTCAGTGCGGTTGATAATTCCGTTGACTAGATCCGTGGTCAGTTTCGTGCCGCTTGGCACCTTCGACAGCCGCGGCCGAATCATTGTGTGACTGCGTTAATAACTGCGCCCTGAGGCGTAAAATTCACAGTAATGTTGTTGCCCGCTACTGGCTTTTGATTTTGTGCGACAAGAATCAGATCCTCGATGCGATCAATGATACTGTTAATATAATCAGATGAAATACCCACGCCATTCGGACTTTGTCTGATTGGTCGTAGGGGCTGGCTTTTGCCAGGCAGTTTTGGCGGTGAAGGATTTTCAGCCATAACCTAAAATGGAAAGTTTTGATCTGAAAAACCGTTGACTGCCGTGATATTGATTACTCCGTCCGATTGATAAAAATTGTCTGTTCCTCTGAAGTATTCGGTGAATTGCTCCTCAATTTGATTAAAAAGCCCTCTTCGCTGAAAGCTAATACCGCTCTGAACATAGCCCGCATATATCCATTCTGTTAAAGGAGTATAATATACAAATGCTGGTTGATAAAAGGCTGCCCCGCTTTTAAGAAAGTTTTCATAGTTTGCAGAGTTTAATTCAGCCGCACTCCTTGATCTGCGATATTCCCGCTTCCTTGGATTTGGCGGCATTGTAGTTCCGTTAATTGATGCTGGCAAAAGTCTTTTCGTTGGTAGTGTTAAGGCGCTTCCACCAATTCCAAGGTTTAAAAGGCCACCTTTAAGAACATCAAACAGCGAATCCTGGGTAATATACTTAACAACAACCGCCGCATCTGCACCAAATACGCCAACACCAGGCTGCCCAACGGCTGTGATATACGCTTTCGGCAAGCCGGAGGCTGTATCCAGCCCGACGTATGTGACGCTAAGATCCGCAAGATCTCCGTCAATCGGGTTTACGGCCGTCGTTTCCACCAGCATCCTCGTATATTTTGCAGTGGCCGTAGAAAAAGCGCTGTGCGTTGTTCCGGCGTCAGGCTCTAAGGCCGCAATATCCGCAAGCCGAATGGTGTAGTTTTCTACAAGCGTTACCAACCCATCAACGGACGT